AAACTTTAGTTCACGACCAAAGTAGTTGACAGGAATCTGGTTTACAGTTGAACCAGGAATCTGTGCTGCACGACACATGAATGTGAACATTGATGATGCACCTTCAGTTATAACAAATTCTGTTGGAAATGTGAGGCTACATTCAAATAGATTAGGGCGAGCCCCATCATATTGCAATGCCGACCTGAAGTCTTGTACTGAAAAAGCCATTTTGTTTTACTCCTGTTCCTGTTCTATTAGAATCTACCGACGATTTCTTCAAACGCAACACCAGTTCTTACAGCTACGAAGTTTAGCTGAATGAAGTTGATAGAACGAGCAGGCTTGATGTAAATATCACCAACAAACTCGTTTCTGTCAATAACTTCTGGAGTATTGTTTGTCTCGTCACAGACAACACGGAAGTCAAAGATGCCTCTTCTTCCCTGCACACCTCTTAGATATGGTTCTACAAGTGCTACGAACTGCGCTCTTGTAAATGAATCGTTGAACTCAAAGAGTGAGTACTTAGCTGCTCTAGCAATGGCCTTCTCTAGTACGATGAATAGACGGCGTACATTGATACGGTCAAATGCTGATGGCTTGGCCAATAGTGTCTTGTCACCAAACAGTACGATACCTTCGCCAGGGAATGAGTTTACTGGGTTGATGCCGTTCTTGTATAGGTCATCACGTTCAGCCTTAGTTGGATACCAGGCTAGCTTGATGACATTGCGTAGTTGCCCACGATTGAAGCCAGCTGGTGAGAACCAAGGGTCACGCTCAAAGTCTGTGCGTACACAAAGACCAGCAATATGACCATTGAGAGGTACCCAGCGATAGACATTGTTGTACTTGTCGAACTGATAACCCCAACCAGAGTCCATCACTAGATATGAAGATGAACCAATTGAGTTTCTTTTAGCAGTAATGTCTGTAACTTCTGAGTCTGCATTGTTGATTGCATCATCAAAGTCTGGTGATACGAAACCAACACAATCCTTGCGAGTCTCAACCAGTGTCTTTATTGATGAAATAAGTGTGGTTGATGCGTTACCAGTGACTATTAGAGATACATCAATCTCTTCTGGATTTGAAAAATAATCGTAACCTACAATACGGTCTGCATCAGTAACAGGTGCATCTACACCACCAGTTAGTGGCTGAACAGTTCCGTTTTCATCACCGACAACTGTACCAAAGTCTGTATTAGCGGCAGTTGTACCCCAACTTACAGCATTTGTGGCAGGGTTTGTTACATAGATATATTCAGACTGGTCATTGATAACATCAACATAGTACTTTGAAGAACCATCGTCATTAGTTGCGTCTGAAGCAACTGAGAGGAATGAGAACTTCTCTAGAATAGTATTAGCAACTGATGAGAACTTGGCCCTTTCATCAACTACAATGATGTGAATTTCATCATTTGCTCCACCTCTAGAAGAGGTATAATCAGAAGTGCCTGTTACTGAATTGAACTCATCAGCATAGGTCCAAGCACTAAATGATGTTGAGTTTGCAGATGACCAGTAAGATACCTTGATTGAGTTACCTAGTTCACCTGCATACTTGGCTGCAAACATACCAACATTAGCATCTGCTGAAAGGTCTAGATAGTTTAGTTCATAATCGTCACGATTTGCGATATTAATTGCTACTGTACCTGATGTTGCGTTTTTCCATTGTGCTGTGTTAGCTGAACGTACAACGCGAAGATTTCTGGCATATGCTAGGAAGTTAGCACATGTAAAGAAGTCTACGAATGTGTTTGCATCAGGTTTACCATAGATGCGAGCCAGGTCTCTCTCGCTAGAAATAGAAACGACTTCATTAATCGGTCCCCAAGAGAATCGCCCAGCATAAGCACCTTCTGTGGTACCTACGGCTGGGACAATAGTTGTGAGGTCGATTTCTGAAACATTTACACCTGGGCTAAGTTGAAAAGCCATGATTTTTTCTCCTTTAAGTAAAAGATTCAGTAATCTTTTTTCTCATATTATTTATAAAAATGAGTATTTATAGTTTAGGTTCCCAGTTCCAGTCATCAAAAGGATACATCTTCTTAGCTTCAACCCATATATCACCCTGTTTATCTATTTCATAATTATCTTTTAGACCATCATCAATAATACCAAATGGAACCAAGTCTTGATCCATGATATTTAGTTGTTCTTGTTGTAGTGTAGTTCTAATATCATTCATTACACTTTCTTTGAAGTATCTTTGACTTGCAAGCCAGCCAAATAATACTAGTGTCATAGCCAAATCGTCATTATTACCCTCTTCAGCAGCAAATGATTGTCTATCTGCTGAAAATGTAGTCAACTCCATGATAGTATCAGCATCATGAAGAAGAAGTTTATCGTTCTCTACAAGTGTCTTTAGATTAGCACAACCAATACGCTTGACTTGAACTGAAGTCTTGATACCTAGCTGCATCTTTGGCTTGAAGCCTGGAGTAACTTGCTGGCCAGCACGACCTTTTGTAGCAATCTTTAGCAGGTTTTCATATGCAAGTTCGTGGTGTAGAATATCTGCCACTTGCTGACCGATATCATTCACTTCAACAAGAATGAACGCTTCATTATATTTTTTTGCTATGTTGAATATAATTGTCGGATACAGAAGAGGTGTAATGGTGTTACACTTGTACTTTGCTACCTGAACGTAAGGTATCTGAGAAACATCTATCACTGAGAATGCTGAGTAGTCTAGACCTTGCCCTCTAGCAACATCAACCGAGAGGCAATATGTTTTACCCTTTTCTGGTGCTACATATTCATGATAGTGTGGTTCTTGATAGATAGGGGTCTTGAATGCCAATGCCCTGAGTTTAGCTGGATTGATAAGAGTGTTTGTTGAACCGATGAACTCACACTCAAACTCTTGACGAAACTGGTCTTCAGATGTATTTCTGATAGTCTCTTCTCGCCATGCATCATCACGACCAGGAACCATTGACCAGTGTATCTCAATAGGCTTGTAGAGTGACCTTTTTTCGACAGCATCTTGCCAGAAACGATAGAAGTGATTCATACCGTTTGGTGTAGAAACCATGATAACCTTAGTCGTTCTACCAGATGAAATTGTCGGATATGTTGATGTGAAGAATGCTTCTGCGATATTGTTTGGTACGAATGCAAACTCATCAAGAAAGATAATGTTGAATGAGCGACCACGAACTGATGAACCTGAAGTTGATTCAGCTAGTATTCTACTACCATTTGCAAGTTCTATAGAACCCTTGTTCCATTCTACAACACCTTGCTGAAGAAAGCGTGGTAGATATTCAAATGAGAGTTGAAGCCTACCCAAGATTTCACGGGCTGTTGCTGCTTTGTTAGCTAGAATGGCCACATTGACATTTTCATTGAACAGCACATAATGAAGCAGATATGCTATTGATGTTGTTGTCTTACCTACCTGACGGGGAAGTTTGCAGATAGCGAATCTATTCTCATGAAATGTCTGAACCATCTCTTCTTGAAAGTCCCACATGTCAAATGGGACAAGACCTTCATCAACATTGATGATTTTCATATAAGTTTTAGCAAAGTATACAGGAACATTTGCACACTTCTTGAACTCATCTATTTCATTCTGAGTAAAAGCATGTTGATAGTTTGCTCTAGGAAGATTTGGATTATTTAAATAAAAATCATTCATTTTTATCAGTATGCTTTCTCGCCGCCGATTATTTTGAATGATTTATTGAGTTTCACAATGTCAATTAGATGACCTGCACCAACAACGAAAACGCCAGCTTTTTGACTAGCAAGAAATTTATCTCTCTGACTATTAGCTTTTTGAGCAACTTTACCAGCATTGTAAGGATAATCATCCCAGTTTTTTGCAGGCCACATGCGTTTTTCACCAGTTTCTAAGAATTTTTTAGAATTTTCTTTTGTTGCAGTCATCTTGCTCATTGCTAAAAAGTCATACTCATCATCACTAACCATTTTAAGAAACTTTTTTAGAGTTTCAGCTTTTGGTGAAACTTCTCTAATATAGTACATATATGAGTGTTTTCCATCTTCATTATATCCATCTAGAATAGAATCAAATATAGACATTTTAGGATTAGTTACTCTACGAATAGCATGATTCACTTTGATATTTGAAAACAAGACATAGTAAAATTCTGGTGGTTCACCACTTACACTTTTTTCAAACTTGCGGTCAAATGATCCTTCATAATCATTTTTATTTGTTGGAAGTGGAGCAGAAGTCGTAACATCACCACCATTACCTTCATACCAATAACCATACTTATCACCAACTTTTTTTATTTGTTGAATCAAATCATCACTCAATATAAGTGGTTTTTGATGGCCTTTGCCAACAAATATTCTATTATTGTCAACTATAACACCATACGGCGCTTCACTTTCTTTTTTCTCACGAAGAAATTGTTTGAATGACTTCATATCACTTCTTTCTTGGTGCTTGATATGTAAGAGTTTGACCAGCACCACCTTTTTCATATGGAGTATTTTCAATCTTTTCAATTGATGCTGTCATAGTATTTTCTCTCTTATAACCATGTTCACCATAGTGCTTATCAAAGTCTTGCATTCTTGTTACATGCGCGCCCACACTATTAGGTCTTTTTTTGCTGAACTGATAATGAGTAGGATCAACAATAGTATCACCAACTCTAGCAGCAATATGGTCTGGCCCACCGCTTTGATTCTGCATAGATATTGCCTTCGCATTTACACCTTTAGATTTAGCGAAGTCGATAAAGTTTTTGGCGTGCCAAGCACAATTTCCTGTTGTGCAGCCACGAATATCTCCACTTTTATATTCAGAGTGTCCAGGTCTAGCTTCTGATGGAAGACTTTCGTGATACTGTCTCGCCAACTTTTTCATTGCGCGAACATTTGTGTTCGACTCTTCCAAATACTCTCTAAAGGTTTTCATTTTCTTTATCCTTAATCTGCTTCAATAAGTCAGAAGTAGAACCAACAAAGACTGCTTTATCAATATTAGTCACACTAGCCTCTGCAAC